TAAAGATAGTGGATTTAAAAGTATTAATAAAGCTATTAGTGCTTCTTTATATCAAGTACAAGATGGTATAAAAGGAATAAGGCAGGTATTTCCCACTAAATGGGAAAGATTAAATAGAAACTTATTGGGTGGATTACAACCAGGTAAGATGTATGTGATTGCAGGACGACCAGGTGTAGGTAAGTCTGCATTCAGTAATCAACTTATATTTGATTTGTTAGATAACAATAAAAATAAAAAGTTGCTAGTATTATATTGGAGTTTTGAAATGCCAGGCCATCAACAAATTATGCGTGCCGGTGCTAAAGGTACAGGAAAAGAAGTTAGTGAACTATTATCAGTAGAACGTAAATTAGAAAAAGATGCTTATGAAGCATTTAAAAAAGAGGTTCTCAAATACGCTCACTATCCTATCTATTTTAATAACATCCCTAGAAATATGGAATTTGTTAAAAATGCTAATGTTGAGATAACAAACAAAAAACCAGATCATACTATAGTTAATGTGTTTGATCACTCTAGACTTATCTTAAGTGATAAAGAACATGAGTTACAAAAACTTAACGAAGTATCTAAAGGGTGTATGTGGTTACAAGCTAAAATGGGATCTATAAATATATTATTATCCCAGTTAAATCGTAACATAGAACAAGAGCATCGTGCTAAAGCGCAGTATCAACCATTGCTAACAGATTTATTTGGTGGTGATAGTATTGGGCAAGATGCTCATGTAGTAATAATGCTACAACGTCCTAATGATTTATATGGAATTACAGATTTATACTGTGATGAAGATCCTATTAAATTATTAGCATGTCATATAGAAAAAAATAGAGATGGCTTATTAGGTATGATACCTTATGAAGCAGAAATGTCTACATTTACAATTAACGAAAGAAAAAATAAATAAATATGGAAAAGAAAAAGTACGAAGTAATAATGGTAATAGAGTGTGAAGAAGAAGCGGTGAATTACATAGCACAATCAGTGTGTGATGGATTAGAAGAACCAACTTGTGTTAAACACATTAACGTTAAAGAAATAAA